GAGTATTGACGAGAACCAAGTGGTAACAGCTGAAACATCCGCAAATATAAAACAAGTCGCTTTAACAGACGGCACGGTGTCTTGGGATGCCAGAGCCGCCGCAAACGCATTTTTATTACTAGAAGAAAACAGCACCATTTCAGCACCTACAAACGCAGTTGAGGGCGCGATTATACAAATTGAGGTTGCACAACACGCATCTAGTGGGCCATACACTTTGGCGTTCAACGCTATTTTCGAGTTCCCAGGCGATGAAAACCCCACAATGACCGCTACAGACGCAAAAACAGATATATTTGCTTTCAGATATAACGGTAACAAGTGGCAAAATATCGGTATTAGTCAAAATCTAACGCAAAGCTAATATGGAAACGTTACAACGCTCGGCAAATAGAGGATCAGTTTCTACAGGATTTACTGTCAATAATTCAATTAAATTAGAAATAGACAATAATGAATACCTTTACAGAAACAACCCAACGGCAGGTAACAGAAAAACTTTTACTTTTAGTTTGTGGTTAAAACGAGCCTCTTTAGGCCACAAACCAGCAGGTGATGATGAATATTTTATGGGTCAAGGCTCTAATGCTCGTTGGCATTTTGCGGGCGACACCATACGTTATATGTTTGAAAGTGGCTCGACTGAATTAGAGAGCATACAAGAATTTAGAGATCCCGCAGGATGGTATCACATCGTGTTAGCAGTAGACACATCACAAAGCACAGCCTCAGATAGAGTAAAACTATATAGAAACGGAGTTGAAATATCTTGGAGCAACACAAAATTTCCAAGTTTGAATCAAGAAAGCGATTGGATGAATACTAATGATTTGTTTGTAGGTGTGAGATTTGCTGGTGATAACGCAGGTGACGGTGACAACGATTTAGCAGGTTACATGACTGAAATTGTTTGTTTAGACGGAACACAAGCGTCGCCGACTGATTTTGGAGAATTTAATAGTAACGGGATATGGGTGCCAAAAGACGCCAGTGGATTAACCTTCGGTAATCAAGGTTTTTATTTGAAATTTGAAAATGCAAGCTCACTAGGAACAGATAGCAGTGGCAATGGAAATAATTTAGTTCTTAATAATTTAACAGCTGTAGATCAAGCTATTGACACTTGCACCAATAACTTTGCCACTTTAAATCCTTTGTATAAATATCCAAGCTCACAAAAAATCAGTGAGGGCGGAACTAAAGTATCAAGATCTAGCGGCTCGGGTTTGAACAAAACATTTTATTCAACTTTTGCCATGACAGCTGGCAAATTTTATTTTGAGGCACAACCTACAAGTGGCAGTAATATGATTGGAGTAGAATCAATAACAACCGCCGCCTCTGTTGACGCAGATGGTGTTTTTGTCGGAGAGCAAAGCACAGGAGTAGGTTATTATTTTAATGGTCAAAAGTTTGTTAATAATAGTGGATCATCTTATGGTGATAGTTACAGCAATTCAGACATCATAGGCGTGGCTTTGGACATGGACAACAGAAAGATTTATTTTGCCAAAAATAACACTTATCAAAATTCTGGCGACCCAACAAGCGGTGCAACTGGCACAGGTGCAATAGATTTGCCAGATACCTCAGACGGCTACCATTTTGCAGTAAGTTATGACAGTGGCGGCACTTGGTTAGTAAACTTCGGCGGTTTCACAACCATGTCTATATCGAGCGCGGTAAGCGACGGCAATAGTCGAGGTTCTTTTGAATTTGCGCCCCCGACGGGTTATTTATCTTTGTGTTCACTCAATCTTGGAGAAAGCGGAGGATAATATGGCCGTTTTCACACCTGTTGACGATCCAACGGAATATTTCCAAACAATTATGTATGTAGGAAATGGTAGTGCAGATAGAACGATAACATGGACAGGAAACTCTGACATGCAAGCCGATTGGCTTTGGGGTAAATGTGCTAGTGAAACCACTAATCATTACTTAAATGATACTAGCAGAGGTATAACTAAAAATTTACACTCTAACACAAACGACCAAGAGGCTACTGATTCAAATATTTTTACATCTGTTGGTTCCGATAGTTTTGTTGTAGGTTCCGATGGAGATATAAATGGTTCATCAAGAGAAAATATAGTTTGGGGTTGGAAAGCTAATGGTGGCACAACTTCATCAAATAGTGATGGCGATATATCTGTTACTGTTCAAGTAAACTCAACTGCTGGATTTAGTATTATTACAGACTCACCTGCAAATAATACAGCAAGAACCATAGGTCATGGGTTAGGTGCAAAACCCGATCTTATTATTAGAAGAGCAAGAAATAGAACAGAGGATTGGGTAGTTTATCATAGTGCTTTTGAGTCAACTCTGCCTGGAGGATTTCAAGGGTTAAATACAAATGCCGCATATAATGATAGTGCTACTACTTTATTTACATCAGTTTCAAATACTACCTTTGGAGTAGGTACTGATTTTAGTGTGAATGGAAATTTTAATTATATAACTTATGCTTTTAAGGAAGTTCAAGGTTTCTCGCGATTCGGCAAATATACTGGAAATGGTAATGCGAATGGACCATTTGTTTATTTAGGGTTTACTCCTTCATTAATATGGATAAAAAGAGCTGACACTACAGGTAATTGGATAATGCACTCTTTTGACCAAGGTACAAACTCATCCACAGGTGTTGGAGTAGGAAACGATTGGAATTTAAACAATAACAATTTAGAAATCAATGATGATGATAGTCAAAATCAATACGGAGCGATTGACATGTTAAGTAATGGATTTAAAGTGAGAAATGCAACTAACGCCTTTGGTGCGGCAGACGAAAACGCAGATGGTGGAACTTATGTATATATGGCATGGGCTTACGCGCCCTTAGCGACTTCCGCAGGAACACCTGCACCAGCTAGGTAAAAAAATAAATAATGAGGTAAAATAAAATTATGTGGGCATTAGTAGAATCTGGAAGTATTAGTAAAATAATAACGCATCCCAAACAACAATTAATCGGGGATATTAAATACCCTCGTAATATTTTTGAAATTTGGTCAAGTTCAGAACTCGAATCAATTGGTATTTACCGAGTGATTGAAAATAACACTAATTACAAAGATCCAGCGTATTATATAAATACCGATCAATCTTTTTCTTTTAGTAGTGGAAAGGTAACGGCAACCTACGGGACTGCTACGGCTAGAAATTTGTCTGATTTAAAAACAGCTAAATCTAACGAGATAGATAATCACGCATATAATCTTTTATTACCAAACGATTGGATGGTTGTAAAAGCACAGGAAACAGGAGGTAGCGTAGCAAGTGATTGGACCACTTACAGAGCCGCAGTAAGAACGACCGCTAATGACATGAAAACAAAAATAGATGCGGTTAGCGATGTCGACGCGTTAGCGGCTTTATATGTCTATAATGATCAAGACCCGCCCACAAGACCGCTAGGTGAGTGGCCAGTAGAACCTACATAAAACAGGAGTAAATTATGGAAATGATAGTAAATTTAGTGACATGGGTGACAATCATAGTAACCGTGGCCTCATTGATTGCCGCCTCAACGCCCACACCAAAGGATGACGCCTGGATAGGCAAACTCTACAAATTGGTGGATTGGGCGGCTTTAAATATAGGCCGCGCAAAGGAGAAGTAACATGAGCTGGTGGACTAAGGTAGTGGATTTTTTCACAGGAACAGAAAAAGTAGTAGTTAGGTCACGCGACGAAGATGGTAAATTTGTTGGCGACGACGAATCTACCCCAGATGTAAACGAGGCTTACACAACAAAACGAGTCAAAAAAAAGAAAAAAAAGAAAAAAAAATAAATGGCAACCATCAAAGATGCTCTCAACGCTATAGAGTCGCATGAACGCGAATGTAAAGCTCTATATAAAAATATTGAGAACAGGCTAGAGGATGGCTCCAAAAGATTTGACAGACTCGAAACTATGCTGTGGGCAGTTTACCCTTTTATCGTTGGTGCTGTAGTGTTGGTTAAATATGTATGAACGACCAAAATAGATTTAGCGGCGACATGGATAGAAATGAGGTCGAGATGGACCTCAACAAATTCATGGACATGATTAGGGAAATATCTGACTTAAAGGACAAAATTAGAGATCTTGAGGCAGATGTTAATGTCAACCCACATCAAAAATGGATTCATTTAGCTAGAGCGGTGGACTCTTGGCGTATATTTCCTAGAGTTTTTTTGAGCGTTTACATATTCTTGCTTTATTACTCAACTATGTGGTTTATGTCGTTAGAAAATCCGAGCTTAGAGCAATCTGGACTAATATCAATTATAGTCGGAGCTGGTGCGGCGTGGTTCGGTTTGTATGCTGGCACTTCAAATTCTTCCAAAGGTTTTAAAGGCGAAGATAATTAATGTCATACAAGAAACAAATAAACATCATATTTTTAGCTGTTATATTGCTACCTGTTTCTTTGTTTGCAGATCAAACTGGCGATTGTGACGCTGGTACGCAATATTGTGAGGCTAATAGCCTAGATACTACCAACACAACCACGACAACAAATACCAACACTAACACAAACACAAACACCAATACGTCGACTTCTACGTCTACGGCAACTAACACTAATACAAACACCAATACAAACGTAAACACTTCGACTAACAGTAATACGAATGTAAATACGAATACGTCTAACGTGACACAAAACAGTACGGTGAACCAAACCGTGACTAACAATTCGACTTCAACCAATACGAATGTTAATCAAAATACGAGTGTTTCTGAAAACACAAATATAAATCAATCAACTTCTGAATCTAACGTAACTACTGATAATACCAATAACAATTTTAACGAAAGTGTAAGCCAATCTACGTCTGATAACACAAATAGAAATATAAATGAAACTAACTCAACACAGACAATAAATCAGAACGTAAAAACTAAGGCTCCACCTGCATCTGCAATAGCTCCTAGCATAATGAGTTATTCGCAAGATCTCTGTACCACAGGAATTAGTGGCGCGTTTCAAGGGCAAGTGTTTGGACTATCTGGCGGTAAAGCGGTAGTTGACCAAAATTGTGAAAGATTAAAGCTAAGTAAATATATTTATGATATGGGCATGAAAGTAGCGGCCGTATCAATATTATGTCAAGACGTTAGGGTTTTTAAGGCTATGAACATGGCTGGAACACCATGTCCTTATGAGGGCAAGATAGGTAAAGAGGCTCAACAATTATGGCAAGAAAACCCACACAAAAGACCAGATGTGGAAGAAGTAGAGGCAGATTACATTAGAAAATGCACAGCAGAGGCCAACCCGAAACGAAGTCAAATTAAAAAAGATGTTGTAGGTTTTGTAAAAAAAGGCTACACGCGAAAAACTAAAACGGATAGACAATGCAAAAAAGAATTTCATGCGTTGTCCTAATTGGGCTTTTTGCACAAAATATATTTAGTCAATACACCTACGAGGCCAATCAACCGTTATATGACTTACATGATAACGCTAACAATTTTCAAGGCGAATTAGCTTATGAAGTTGTAGACGACGGTGTATCGCCTGCAATAGATCTTTCTTTCAATTTTACCTTTTATGGCTCTACATTTTCACAAGCTAGAATGTCCACAAATGGGTGTTTGCATTTTGGTAGCACTGGCAACTACTGTAATGATTACACACCAGACCCCATCAACGGACAACACACTTATACGCTATATCCATTCTGGACTGATTTAATCAGAGATAATAATTCTAGGATGAAATCTTGGGGTGATAGTTCAAAGATGATCTTTGGATGGTACCGTATGAGAGAATACAACCGTAATTCAGATAACAGCTTTGAGGTAATACTTTGGAATAATAACTCTTTTGATTTTCGTTATAGAGAATTAGATATTATCAACCATGATGTTTTAATAGGTGAGGTAGGTTCTAACAAAGATAACTCATATACCTATCTATATCACGATGAGTGCAACACTGGAACCACAAACTCTAGCACATGTGTAAACCAAAACTGGAACGCTGTGTCATTTAACACACTTCTTGAAAATGGCGGTAGCTTGTACGGTTCTGGAGCTGGCAACGGTATTGATTGCAGTAATCCTTTGAACGATAGTTCTTGTGATGGATATGCAGAGGCATATTTAACACAACAGTGCAACATAAATGCTTTATATTCTACTGAGTGTTCTGGCTATGAACAGGCTTTGCGCGATTTTGAGTGTGACCAAGACCCACAATACAGTCCAACTTGCTCTGGCTATATACCAGAAATAATTGCTGTTGTGGTTACACAAAACGGTTTCGATGAGCCCGAAACATATCAAATTACAGAGGAAGAGGTAATTTTATATACCGAACCTATTGAGAATTTTAGCGAAGAGGATATTTTTCAAGAGTTTGATTTTAACGGATTTAGCGACGAAGAATTTTATATAGATCCAATAATAGATGTTTTTGACTCATTAGATACGATTATTGATAGTGTGCCTTTAGTAAATAATATTGAAACTCTTGATGTTTTCGACACCGAAGAAATAATTGAGATATTTACTACTAACGAAATATTACAAGAGATTGAAGAATTAAGCGAAGAAGAACAGATTGAAGAAATAATCCAAGAGATTATAGAAGAGGAAGTGGTAGAAGAACTGCTGGTCGAGGAAGATATAGAAGAACAAATAGAAGAATTGTTAGAAGAAGAAATTGTCGATGAGGTCGTAGAAACATTTGAAGAAAATCCCAAAGGCAACAGTATATCGAGAGCTTTGCGTGTTGTTTCACAAACATTACGGACTGCGACTGACAGTTACACAACACAAAATAACGCAGGCAACTCAGAAGTTAGTCAGAGCGGCGGTATAAGCACATCCTCATCGCCTTCAATATCAGACCAAATATTGTCAGCGAATGTTCAAAACAATACTGTTTTACAAATGAGTGACGGGGCCAATTCAATAGGTGGCACGTCAATAACCATAACACCTTTAGTAACTTTAGATAATTCAGTTATGTCCGATGTGCAAATAAATGACATACAAGGTCAAATATTATCTGCAACATCTAGCGTTATGACCTCATCCGAGGCTGACCAAATAGCTGACCAAATAGTAGCTGATAATATAAAACAAGAACAAGAAGATATGGACCAACAACAGCAAGAGTCGGGTGAATACTCCGATGAAACCGCTTTTGTTGCTTATCTAGGATATGTTCCAGGTTTTGACAGATACAAAAATTTCACAGTTCCAGATCAAAACGTCTGGTATGAAAGCAAAATTATCTACAACAATTCTAACATTGAAGATAATACTGGAGCATATTACAATCTAGCTAATACAAGCATAGATAAAATGCAAAACATTTTAGACGAGCAGGTGAACTTATGAATTTTTTAGAATCTAAATTGGCACAAATAATAGCCTTGGCATCAATCATAGCTACTTTAGCAGGCTTTGGCTATACAGGTGCAACTTATGTAAATAGGTTAGAAAACTTGGAGGCACAAATTGGTGGTATTGGAGATGCCGAAGATGCACAAAAAATAATTGAAGAAAGGTTTGCCGCTATAGAAACCTCGGTTGAGTACATGAATAAATCAATAGATAGTATCGTCATACCAGATAATAGTGACTTGAAAGCTAGTATTGCTACCTTAACACTCAGTGTTGAGCGCATGCAGGTAGACATAGAAGAATTAGAAGATAAGGACAAAAATCCTCTAGCAAACTGATAACATAAAAAATGGTGACAAATTTTTATGAAGATAAAAGAAATCATTGATTGGTTTTTAGCCTTATTTCAACACCGTTACCAAATACGAGTGTCATTCAACAAAGAATATGGTGACGCGGACGATAGAGTCTACACAAGCAAAAAGATACTTGTGCAAAAAGAAAATCACCTAAAATTTCGCAATCTCGATAATAAAATTATAGAGTATAGAAGTGCTGGCGGACTGAACTACATAATAGAGGACATTTGATGCAACAAATTCTAATAGGTGTAATTTTGATTTTAGGTATGGCAAGTTACTATTTCTATAGCCAAAACCAAATATTACAGGCTAACAATTTAGCCCTAGAAGGAGCTGTTGCAACTCAAGAAGAGGCTATAGCCACACTACAAGCAGATTTTGTTCTACAAACACAACAACTTCAAGATCTAACCGTAAAAAGTCAAGCGGCCCAAAGAGAGCTCAATCGTTATACTCAGTTCATACAAAATTACGAATTAACTGCTAAAATTTTAGCTGATCCTGTAGAAATGGAGAGAAAAATAAATAATGGTACAAAACATATCATGGAAAACATCGAGGAGATTAGCAATACTGTTGATGACCTCGATAGTGGTTTGCAATTGCAGTCTGCTACCGACTAAGCAAATTCAAGTATCTGCAAAACCTCTGGAAAGGCAAATAGTTCAACCTATTATGCCTAGGGAGATAGATCTCAAACAACCTCAGTGGATTGCAGTGACTCCAGATAATTGGGAAGAACAATTAGCTAGAATTGAACAACAAGAGGGTGAGTTAGTTTTTTTAGCCATGACCATACCAGACTATGAAGTTATGGCTTACAACATGCAAGAAATAAAAAGGTACATTACTGAACTCAAAGACGTTGTTGTTTATTATAGAAAAGTCACCATGGAGCAACCAAAAAGTGAGTAAATCACCAGACGCTTTTGTCTACAAATGCAAACTTAAATCCGTCACCGATGGCGATACAATACGATTAGAAACTATTGACTTAGGTTTTTCAGTTCAGCTACACAACAAAGCAGTAAGGGTAAATGGTATTGATACACCAGAATCCAGAATAAATATAAAAAAATATCCAGAAAGAGCTAAAGAAAAAAAGTTAGGATTGCTTGCAAAACAAAAATTAAAAGAATGGTTAGTAGGTGATATAACACTTAAATCTTATGGAACCGATAAATATGGTAGGGTATTAGGCGATGTATTTTGTGAAAAAGGAAATATCGCTGATTTGCTCAAAAAAGAAAACCTTGCTGTCGATTATCACGGCGGTACTAAAACAAAAAAATGGGGAGAATAAAATGCACATATCAGAAGAAGGTAAATCATTAATTAAAAAATTTGAAGGATGTAAGCTGGAGGCTTATTTAGACGCGGTTGACGTGCCTACAATTGCGTATGGTAGAACAAAAAACGTAAAAATGGGCGATACATGCACACAAGAGCAAGCAGAGGCTTGGCTTGAAGAAGAACTAGAAGAGTATGGCGGATATGTAAATGACGCAGTAAAAGTGCAACTAGATCAAAACCAGTTTGATGCTCTTGTAGCCTGGACATACAATCTAGGCCCCACAAACCTAAATTCGAGTACGATGCTCAAGGTTCTCAATGAAAAAAAATACAATGAAGTACCGCAACAAATGAAAAGGTGGAATAAGGCTGGCGGCAAAGTTTTAGAAGGTCTGGAAAGAAGAAGATTGGCAGAATCAATGTTATTTGCAGGAGATCCTAACTGGCATGAGGTCTAGATATTTACCTGTAGGTTTTCTAACTTTGTTGATAATTTTGTGTGTGGTTATTCTTAATTTATACTTGCCTTAGACGTGAAAACGTTTAGGGTTGGGTGATTACTATGTCACTACCTAATTGCCTAGCCCGACTTTATAAATATGAGTGATATTTCATTAAAAGATTTTGATATATTGTCGGAACAAGACAAAGCTGAGGCTGTAGCCTTACTCAATAGATATGAGCAACTAGATAAGCAAGATGCCTGTCAAAAAGACTTTATGGGCTTTGTAAAACACATGTGGCCAGAGTTTATAGAAGGCAGACACCACAAAATCATATCCGAAAAATTTAATAAAATCGCAGACGGCAAATTAAAAAGACTAATAGTATGTTTGCCTCCAAGACACTCAAAATCTGAATTTGCGTCTACCTTTTTTCCTGCTTGGATGATGGGCAGAAGGGGTAACTTAAAAATAATACAAACAACACACACAGCTGAACTTGCTGTCCGTTTTGGACGTAAAGTAAGAAATATTATTGATAGCGAAGAGTATCAACACATATTTCCAGATACAAAATTACAAGCTGATAACAAAAGTGCAGGTCGCTGGACAAGTAATCAAGACGGAGAGTTTTTCGCGGCAGGTGTAGGTGGTGCAATCACAGGTCGTGGTGCAGACCTTTTGGTTATTGATGACCCACATTCAGAGCAAGATGCACTTTCACCTAAATCACTTGAATCTGCTTATGAGTGGTACACCTCTGGACCTAGACAACGTTTACAACCAGGCGGAATTATAGTCATAGTTATGACGCGTTGGTCTACTAAAGACTTGGTTGGAAAAGTATTACAAAAACAAGGCGAAGATAACGCAGATCAATGGGAAGTTGTTGAGTTCCCTGCAATCATGCCCGAATCAGATAATCCTCTATGGCCAGAATTTTGGAAAAAAGACGAATTATTAGGTGTAAAGGCATCATTACCTATATCTAAATGGAACAGTCAGTGGATGCAAAACCCCACAGCAGAAGAGGGCTCTATAGTAAAAAGGGAGTGGTGGCGACGTTGGGAGTATGACGATATACCGCCGTTTTCTTATGTGATACAGAGTTACGATACTGCCTTTTCAAAAAAAGAAACAGCTGATTACTCGGCTATCACAACTTGGGCGATATTTAATGCTGGTGACGAAACAGCAGATGCAATCATACTTCTAGATGCAAAAAGAGTTAGATGTGATTTTCCAGAACTAAAAAGGATGGCTATGGAAGAATACAGATATTGGACGCCAGATTGTGTTTTGATAGAGGCTAAAGCGTCTGGTACACCATTAACGCACGAATTAAGACGTATGGGTATTCCTGTGACTGCTTACTCACCAAGCCGTGGTCAAGATAAAATAGCAAGAATGAACTCAGTAGCTCCTATTTTTGAGTCTGGAATGGTCTGGGCTCCAGAACATGATTTTGCAGATGAGGTCATAGAAGAGATGGCGTCTTTCCCTTATGGTGATTATGACGACTATTGTGATAGTGCTACAATGGCCTTGATGCGTTTCAGACAGGGTGGTTTCGTTTCTTTGGAAGAGGATTACCAAGACGAGGTAAGACTTTTAAAATCAAACAGACAGGTATATTATTAATGAAGATATTTATAACTAAGTTTATCCATGACGGCAAAGAGTATGATGGACCTAATATATATGCTCAAAACGCAAACGATGCTGACCTTATAGCAGAGTCGCAAGGTTTGGAAGTTTTGGGAGAATTAGAGGATCTTATTCAGTGCGGCGACCTTGAAAATGACGAAAAGGTGATACATTAAATGGCTATTGAAAAAGTACTAGACGCAGAAAACTCACCAGATATTGAAAATCAATCAACTGCGGTTGAGGTTTTTCCAGAAGAAACTCGACAAGAAAAAATAGCTAATGCGGCACAAATATTAGTAAATGAGCAAGAGGTTTTACTAGACGAAGAAATAGTAGAACCAGAACCACCTCAAATGGATTTCAATGCCAATCTAGTCGAATTTATAGACCCAATAACTTTACAAAAAATATCCTCTGACCTAATCAGCTCCATAAAATCCGATAAACAATCAAGATCTGAATGGGAAAAAACTTATACAGACGGTTTGAAATATCTAGGCATGAAGTTTGATGAATCACGATCACAACCATTCGAGGGTAGTTCTGGTGTAATCCACCCGATTTTAGCCGAGGCTGTAACTCAGTTTCAAGCACAGGCTTATAAAGAAATGTTACCCCCAAAAGGTCCAGTTAAGACTGAGATTATTGGTGCAAGAACCATAGAAACCGAAGATCAAGCTGAGAGAGTCCAAGAGTTTATGAATTATTACATTATGAATGTAATGAGTGACTATGACCCAGAACTTGATATGTTACTGTTTTATTTACCTTTAGCTGGCTCTGCCTTTAAAAAAGTTTATTATGATGCAGTAACAGGAAAAGCTGTATCTAAATTTATACCACCAGAAGATCTCATAGTTCCTTATGAGGCCTCGGATATATCAAGCGCAGAAAGAATTACACATGCCATAAGCATGTCTTTAAATGAGGTAAAAAAACAACAACTAACTGGTTTTTATGCAAATGTTGAAATTAGTGATGAAACTTATGACGACAGTGAATCTGAAATCGAAAAAGCAATAGACGACATACAGGGTGTTGAGCCAAGCTATAAAGAGGACAGAAATAGAACCATATATGAGATACATACCGTATTGGATATTCCTGGTTTTGAAGATTTAGACCAACTCGGACAAAGCACAGGCTTAAAATTACCTTACATAGTGACAATAGATGAGGACTCTTCAACAGTCTTATCTATCAGACGAAACTTTTTAGAAACAGACCCTCTGAAAAACAAAATAAATTATTTTGTGCAATACAAATTTTTGCCAGGCTTGGGTTTTTATGGGCTAGGGTTGTCACACATGATAGGAGGACTTTCTAAAGCATCTACCTCGATTTTACGACAATTAATAGATAGCGGAACTTTAGCTAATTTACCAGCTGGTTTTAAAGCTAGGGGTATGCGTATTAGAGATGAGGACGAGCCTTTACAACCAGGTGAGTTTAGAGATATAGATACAACAGGAGGCTCACTAAGAGAAAACCTTATACCTTTACCTATAAAAGAGCCTAGCAGTGTTTTGATGCAATTATTAGGCTTGTTAGTCGATTCTGGCAAACGTTTTGCCGCAATAGCCGATATGAATGTGGGTGATATGAACCAAGCCATGCCTGTCGGAACGACCGTGGCTCTTTTAGAACGTGGAACCAAGGTTATGTCTGCAATACATAAAAGATTGCACTACGCACAAAAAATGGAGTTCCAAATACTTTCTAAGGTTTTTGCTGAATATCTACCGCCTGTGTATGAGTTTGCAGTAGGTTCGGGGTCACAAGAAATCAAAAGCATGGACTTCGACGGACGTATCGACGTCATACCTGTATCTGATCCAAACATTTTTTCACAAAGTCAAAGAGTAACGTTGGCACAAGAGCTATTACAAATGGTTCAATCAGCTCCCGACGTGCATGGTCCGATGGGTATTTATGAGGCCTACCGTCGCATGTATTCTGCTTTAGGTGTAGATAATGTTGATTCGCTTATACAGCCTCCGCCAGATATGACTCCCAAACCTATCGATGCTGGTATTGAAAATTCGGGTTTACTTATGGGTCAACCAGCGCAAGCATTTGAACAACAAAACCATCAAGCACATTTAGACACACACAAAAGCCTATTTTTGACTAGCATAGTTCAAGAAAACCCACAAATTCAATCAATTATAATAAGTCACTGCATGCAACACTTACAGTTTTTATCAGCTCAATTAGCACAAGAACAAATACCAGAGGAAACACAAATGAGAATTGCAGAAGTCCAAGGGCAAATGCAACAAGTTTCTCCGCAAGAGGCTCAACAGATTGGTTTGCAAATACAAATGATTTTAGACCAATTTAGTGCTCCAATTATGGCTCAACTAACTTCTGACTTTCTCCAATCTATTGGGCAAGGCACTAGCGAAGATCCTCTTGTGGAGATAAGAAAAACTGAATTGGCTTTGAAAGATAAAGAACTTGATATGGACGCAAGCAAGTTTGTTGCTAAACAAGAACAAAGAGCTCAAGAAAAACTTATGGACTCTGATATACAAAAACGACGTCTAGAAGTGCAAAAATCAATTGCAGATGATAAACTCGAAGTAGCGATTGATAGGTTGCGCCAAAATGCAGATCTAAAATTGTTAGAAATAGAGAGTAAACTTAGGAGATAACATGACAACATCTTACAAACTAGAGGCTGTGACAAAGCTAAAACATGAAAAAGCAAAACGTCGAGCACAAGAAATGCAAGATGCCGCTAAAGCGGTTCTAGAGGCGCAAGCTAAAAAAGAGGCAAGTGACGCAAGAATAGCGGCCAAGCAAAAAATTATAGATGCGGGCGGAGTGGTCCCGAATCCAAAACCTGTAGCAGAAGTTGTAGAAAAACCAAAGAAAAGCCCTCCTAAAAAGTCGGCAAAAAAAGCACCAGCAAAAAAGGCAACAGCAAAAAAAAGAGGTAGACCAGCTAAAAGCAAAAAATAATGGATGAGGTTTATTTACTCGATAAAGTCAAAAGTATCATTGATGATCGAGAAAAACAAATACAAGAAACACTCATGTCTGGTGGATTAAAGGATATGGAACATTATAAATATTTGCAAGGCGAGCTAAACGCTTTATACTATATTGCAAACGAACTTAGTGACATAAATAAAAGTTAATAATGGCAGAATCTAAAAAAATAGCAGACGCATACATAGATATAGAAGATAGAATCTTAGATCCAGAACTTTTAGATAAATCAATATTAGACCGCATGCCACAACCTACAGGTTGGCGCATGTTGGTTTTACCATACGCAGGCAAAGCAAAAACAAAAGGCGGTATAGTATTAGCTAAAGAAACTGTAAACAGAGAGGCTTTGGCTACCGTAGTAGCTTATGTAGTTAAAATGGGTCCACAATGCTACAACGATAAAGCAAGATACGGTGACAAACCGTGGTGCGAAGAAAAACAATGGGTTTTAATAGGGCGTTACTCTGGCTCTAGGTTTAAACTTGAAGATGGTGCAGAGGTAAGAATTATCAATGATGATGAGGTTATAGCCACCATACTCAATCCAGATGACATAGTGAGTTTATGATGAATGAACAAGAAAATGCTCAAGAAGTTCAGCCAGAGGCCGAAGAACTTGAAGTAGAGGTAGTAGAAAACGCTGAACAACAGACTAAATCAGACGTTTCGACGGATGATGAACTTGAAAATTACACTAAAGGTGTTTCCAAAAGAATAAACAAGTTAAACGAAAGAAATAGAGCGGCAGAAGAAAAAGCCGCCAGGCTTGAACAAATGTTAGCGCAAAAAGAAATGGAAACTGCAAGTATCTTGCAATCCCAAAGAGAAGTAAAAGCGCAACTTTTAGTGAAAGAAGAAGAGGCTTTAGACGCTAAACAAAGACAAGCAGATGATTTATATAAAAAGGCAATAGAATCTAACGATGCAGAACTAATTAGCAAAGCTGATACACTCAAAAGTGATCTAAGCATCCAAAAAGAAAAACTGAAAGTAGCAAAACAACAGGCAGAGCAACAAACTTTCCAAAACCCTCAACCTGTTCCACAAGAACCAAGCACGGTTCAAACACAAGAGGCGCCAAAACCAACCAGAGAGGCGCAAGAGTGGCATGCACAAAATCCTTGGTATGGCGACGACATTGACCCAACCAACCAACAAGCTACTCAATTTGCATATTTTACTCATTTCAATTTAATCAACGAAGGCTATGAGGCTGATTCTCAAGATTATTACGATCAGCTGAATAGTCGTGTATATAAAGTTTATCCAGACCTGCAAAGTTCTGGTAATAATGTCGAGCAATCAGAAGGTAGACCCGCTGTGCAAAGAGTCGCCTCAACCTCTGTCGGAGGTCGACAAAAAACACAAGGCAAAAAGAACGGTGTAACTTTCTCTAAATCGGAAGTAGAGCGTCTTAGAGGATTGAAACCACACAACATGACAGAAGATGCGTGGTTAAAATCTGTTGCTAAAGAAAAACAAAAAATAGCTAATAGGGAGGCAAAATGACCGAAGAAAAAGTAACTACTACCAGACAATCCCGTGAATCCGAGAATCACGCTAATAACACTCGTAGACAACCATGGAGGCCAGTTAGAAAGCTAGAAACCCCACCTCCCCCAGATGGATATGAATATCGTTGGATAAGAGAATCTATGTTGGGACAAGAGGACAGGAGTAATGTAAGCAAAAGACTGAGAGAAGGTTGGGAGCTCGTAAGAGGAACTGACTTACCCACAGAGTTTGTTTTACCTACTATGGACGAAGGCAGACACGCTGGCATTGTTTATAATGATGGACTACTCTTAGCGAAAATTCCTGTAGAAACCAAGAATGAGCGTAACGCTTATTACGAGGGGCAAACTGCTAAAAAACGCGAGGCTTTGGATAACAATATGTTTAACGAAACTCGCAAAGATAGCCGTTATGTGCAGTATGATTCAAAAAGGGAGTCGAATGTTACTTTTGGGAAAAAGTAACAGCATAAAATAGGAGCAAAAAATGGCTAATAAAGATAGCGCATTTGGATGCAAACCTGTTCGTATGATGGGTGGAGCGCCATACTCTGGCGGTCAATCGAGATATAGAATCGCAAGTGGAGCTACAACTCCAATTTTTCAAGGCGATCTTGTAACTCAACTGACAGCTGGTGTAATTGGCAGACACGCCGCAACTGGTACTGTTCCGATTGTCGGAGTGTTTAACGGTGTTCAATACACCGACCCAACCACAGGCGAACAAGTTTTCAAAAACCATTATCCTGGCAGTATTTCTGCTAGTGATATAATCGCAAGCGTCATAGATGACCCTAACGTGGTGTTTGAAGTGCAAGCAGACGATACATTTCCTGTAGCAGATCTGTTTGGAAACTTTGAC